TAGGAAATAGATAACCGCCCCATGACCGAACTAATTAAAGTCCCGCCTAGGCATGCATAAGATTCTACAGCAGTTTTTAAACATACCGCAGTTAGTCAACTCAAGTTGGCTAGTCCGTAAATACGTAAACCTTATAATGCCCTAAGGAGAGATAATATCCTCTTACTATAAGAGGATGGACCTCCATCCACTAGACCCAGAGATCAATGATCTCGAGCGATAAGTGCAACATCTCTGCCGCCAGCCCCGAAAGACTAACCTGATTCTCGTTTCATCCTAACACCTCTTCGCATGCCCTTCGACGGGTCATATGCGGGGTGGTTTGATTACTTTGAACTGGTACCAGGTCACAGTCAGTAACTTTGACGGTATGAACGCTCCAAACTTAAGAGTTCCCACTCACTATCACTGTTTTCTTGTGAAGAAACGCACTCGAAGCCTCGGCCGGTGTCGTTACCTTCACGCCCTTTCGGGCCAGTGAGATCGTGATTAGGATCCCCAAAATTTGGATCGTCCATGTGATGACATGCAACAACAAGTCACTCATCCTTCTTTTCATCAGTCTTCGCCAGTTGGGAAATCAAATCCGACTTGGCTCTGGTGAAAAAGTCCTTTTTATGCTTTTTGATCCATTCTCTGTAACTCAGTTTGTGAGAAAAGTAGTCCCTCTCCCATTCTAGATAAAGTCTCTTATTGAGAGAACTCTCTACCTCCTGAACAAGAGGCGCCGTCACTGACAGCGTCCCTGAACGATAGGCAGAGGTTCCTCGATAGAGGTCTAGAACGCCTGATACCCGGATGTAACCATGGGATACCAAAGCAGTTACATCGACCCCTCCAACTCCCACGAGACAAAGTGCTTGCACCGTGTCGTTGAGAGAAGAAGGATCGAGAGAATCACCTTCTGGAAGGCCAATCATAGTCTTGAAAACTTTTGTTCCATTAAATCTGAGTGTCGCCCGAGCTGGGCGCCAAATAGATGATGATGTAGAACCTTCAGTTTGCATGACATATGAGAGACCGAACATAGATGGGTCAAAAGCACCCATGTCCCTTTCGAAGCCAATTGCGATTGCGCCTCGAGTGGCTGTACTATCGTACGGCACAAACTCCAAAGTTACTTCTCGGAATGCATAAAACTCGTAAAGAGCTGAGATACGTTCCAGTAAGTTTGGAGAAAGCGCACGTGGTGCGATGTAATGGTAGTTCTTATAGCTAAGACCATCCCACAGGCATCTGTAGAGCGCTGCACCAGCAGTAGCGATAGGAGCCGCCGCGACCGGGGTTTGAACCATTGTCGTCATCACGTCCGTAAACGCGACCCGAACACCCTCAAATGAGTTACCACCTGACACATCTGTCAGTTTTTGAGGGTTGCCCATCAATCTCATTCCAATTTGTCCCGCTTTCGACCCTAGGCCGACGGGAGCAGAAATGTAAGACGGAGCTTGGCTCATCTTCCCCATAGTCACTTTAGACTTGGAAGACTTTTCCTTTGATTTCGTTTCATTTTTGTTCTTGCGAACCGAGAGCTCCTCGATGATTTCGTTCTGAGTCTTACCCCCAAAAAAGGGTTTTTCCCAGAGCGCTCTCTTCGAATAGAGTTCGTTCGCGGCATTGATGATAGAGCTAACCGTGGCTCTAGCGGGTGCGCGTTGGACCGCACCATTCCTTCGTTGTTGTGTTAACATTGTATGGGATCCCTCATGTTAGAGAGAGACTGTACATCGTGAGACCCTAGCACACAGAGGAAATGTCCTCTTTTATAATGGTTTACGGAACCATATGATACTAGCTAACTCCGTGCAGTCGTTTGGCATTTTGGTTAGCACTGAAATATTAAGTCAAACAGCCCCGAAACGGGAACTGTTCAACACAGTTTTGGGTAGTTTCAGTCTCAAGACCCCATGAGGCGCATTTAGCGTCGCCCCAACGCTTTCCAACAGGATTGATCAGAGTCCGCAAGTGCCAAGTTGACATAAGCTACTCTGTACGTTTTAGTCAATTTAGACCAATCCTGAATCCTTGCCCACTTCCCATCCGGAACTGGTTGATCGCGAATTAAGTATTCGCCTTTACCAGGTCGGACCCACCATTGTTCAATGGAGGATGAGGAAGATGTTTCCGGCTTCTTAAGCCATTCGGGCAAGGCCCCAATTTGTGGAACGTGAGTATATACCCGCTTCACCCGTTTCTTAAAGAACGGGAGCACGGACACTGTTTTCGAACGAATACAGTGCCGGTGCCGAGGTTGGCTCTCTGTAAACACGAAAGAATTCAACATCTCTCTGTTTGCATAAGCCAAAGCCTGCTGGTAGCGTGTAGTGTATCCCTTTTGGGGGACCCCATTAGAGTCCCGAGGTTGGTTAAATCCCAATCCCCCGAGATCCTGGCTGATGAAGAGATTCATCTTGCCATTGTTCGTTGCTCGGTTGATCCAGCATTTATGATAATGCATGAATCGTCTATGTGCACGAACTTGGTCTCGAGCGCCCTTAATACAGGCGTTGTGCCAGTCCCAAGACGGGAGAGCCTTTTGCTCGTCCCGCCCGGATAGCTTGGATTGTCCGGTGAGTAACCCAACATTAAAAAAAGGAATAGATACCCATTTCTTGGTATCGTACAATTCAGAATTGATTGTACAGTATCGTGGATGAAGGTAATTCTTTCCTACGGATAGTTTGAATCCTGCCTTGGCGATCCAATCCTTCCAGATCTCATAATGAACATTATTAGATTTGAAAAGGATATCGTCGCCATTCACCTTACAAGCGATCCTCCATAGAGGGATGAACCTCCCTCCTTCAAATTCTTCATCTGCAAGCCATTTACAACAAAAGTTGATGGCGCACAAAATCGGAAACGAAAGGGGAGATCCCATTAGTTGACCGTTTGTTTGTGTGAAAGGTTCAATAACCGAGTTCCAAGGAAAGGTGTACCTAATTTCCTGCTCGTACAAGACCCGACGACCGATCGTCTTATAGTATTCATCAGGAATATGTTTCAAAAATTCCTCGAAGCATAGCTTCGTTAAAATCATACTTAAGAGATCGGTGGCGGATTTGTAGTCCCCGGATACCCATTTGTCCAAGAGCTGATTCAGATCTAAATCTTGAAGATCCTGAATATCAGTCATATCGAGAGGCCCTTTCAGCGCAGAAAACTGCGGCATGCTACGAAGATGTCGCAACATGATTCTCTGAAGAGGCATCGCATGATAATAAGGAAGAGATTCTCCCTTTGTAATCACACGAACCTTCATAGGCTCAACGATAGGACCGGCTTTGACTTGGAGGTTCCGATGTACAATTGCAGCATCAAATCCTTCATCAACTGCCCACCGCTTATAGGTCTTTAGACCGGCGGCTGCACTCAATGTCCCAGAAGAGATCGCCATTCCGCGATTCTCTCTTACGACTCCAGGCTTAACCTCTACCATCTCGAGTAAATCTCGATCCATCATGGACAACTTCGCGAATAGTTTCAAGACGTCGAACTTTTTAAGTTCTTCTTCTCTTGTTTCTTCGGGGAGCTGCTCAATTTGGTGGTCAGTAGGCTGTTTCTGGAGTCTCTTCAGGTAGCTTTTTAACTCGCTACCCTGGGCAAGGACCTCTGCTAATTGCCCCCCTTCCGCCCGATTCCTTTCAAAGGAACCGGACGTGGAGGCCTGCTCAGGTCTGAGCAGATCGGAACTGGATACTTTCAATTCCTTCCAGAAGAGTTCAAACTTCCGGCGGAATTTCTCAAGGATGCGACTTGGGATCGGCTCTGGTTGTCTCATAAGAACTTCTCTATGATCTAAGAGAGTCTTTTCGACAAACGAGGCCGGCACAACAGCGCACGCGCGTTTAAGCTGAAGTAAATCAAACATTAGCTTCAAGTTACGCGGGCACTCATGTGCAATTCGCATACGTAAGAACCTACGTATTTTCCCTGAGAAGGGGATGTACGATACAACACCTAGAGGTTCTGGGGGTGGATCATTTTGAAGGAAGACCGCCATTGGCGCTGCTTGACAATACTTCGCGTAAGCGACGAATGTGTCAAGTTTCCAATGTTTGGTACGGTCAAAGAAGGTGAGTGCGGAGTCAGTGAAAACTACTCCAGCGTTCATCCCAAAGTCCAAAAAAACTTCGAGATAACCACGGAATAAATGGGCGAGATGCCAAAGCACCTCTGTATCGCGCCCACTGCGATCTCCTACAGTATGTTCTAACGAAAAGCGCTTCCATAAGAGCTGCCCAAGGGCAGGCTCTTTGAAGCTCTCATCGCTAAACAAGCTACTGTAACTTGTTGTTAAGTCGGAATCGTCTTTTTGTGCCAGACGTTCCATCTTCTTAACAGAGATTGCATCAATCAACTCATCGATTGTTCGTAAAAGCGAACACAAATTAATTGTGTCACTTTTGTCAGTTTTGACAAGTGTTGG